GAACCAAAGCCACTGGTGAAGGGTCATGTCACCGCATCGCTTTCATGATTGTTTCAAGTGCATCCGCTGTTCTTGGTTCAGTCTCAAAGATTTTCAGGGCTGCCTCAATTCTGTCAAGTTCGGCAAGCAGTACGGCACGGCGCGACTGTAAATTCTCTTTAATTGTCGGCGTAAATTCGTTCATGTCTGGCTCCTCATGTGAAGAAAAACACCTTTAGCTGCTGCAGCCGAATCAAAGCTTGGCTCGTGGCGTCAATCTGGTCCCAATAATCTCCGTGTGGCGCCGCTGCCCATTCCTCGATGTAGTCCATCGTCCACGGCGCGATGGCCGGGTGAGGCAGATAGACGTTGCCAGATTCGATTCCAGGCAAGACCGCTTGGGCCCGGGCTTCCTTACCGCCTTGTGGCTCGACTTCGATAATCCCGCTTATCTCGTGGCGCAGGGCTGAGATGACGGCCGGCCCGTTGGCTTTGTCCTCAACGAGCTTCTCATGCGCCGCCGGCCATTTCTTCGTCAGGGCCCGGACAGCTTCAAGCGTTACCGAGAAATCCATCTGGCGTCGGTCCTGATCCATCAGGAACCGGTCGGCGCCCTTGGAACCGATGACCTGGCCAACGACAAACGAGCCGCCCTTCTTATCCTTGAACGCCATGTCCCAGGATTGGATGATTTTGTCAAAGTGCGGCTTGCTGTGGCCGTTGCCTTCGACTGGTACCATTGGAAGCGGCACGCACCGGGATTGAATCAGAGTGCCATCGGCAAGCTGAAACGACGGCGCTGGCAATGGATTCTCTGGGTAATGCCAGAAGCCCCACCAATGACGCTTCGCGAGCCCGCCCTCTTGCGGAGAAGGATTCTGCTGGTGCTGGCCCGCAAACTTGTAAGCCCCGAGCCTAATCTTTTGATCGTCGATGAAGTCCTGCTTGAACCGCTTCGGAAACAGGAGCTCGCCGCGCTCAGTCCGCGGATCGCTGAAACCTATTGAGGTCGAACACTTCCGCTCTGGAATGAACTCCGTAGGCAGCGACAGCACTTCATAACCGCCTTGTGCTATCAGGTGTCCGGTCAAATCCTGGTGGTGCACGCGCTGCATTATCAACACATGCGCCGTGTTCTCAGGATCCACGAACGAGCCGGACATCAAGCCGTCCCACCAATCGAGGACGGTTTGACGCTGGACATCGCTCTGCGCCTGCTCCGGGTCGTGCGGGTCATCGCCAATGACAAAATCAGCGCCCTGGCCAATCGGAGACGCGCCAACAGAGCACGACAGCCGGTAGCCCTTGCGGTCGTTCTCGAAATACATCTTCTGGTTTTGATCGGAGGTGAGCTTAACGCGGTCGCCCCAAAGCTGCTTGTACCACGGCGATTCAACGATGGTGCGACAGTGGCGCGAATCTCTCACGCATAGCTTCATCGCATGAGAGCCGAAAAGCCAGCGCGCTTCCGGCTTCGTTGTCCAGGTCCAGGCCGGCCAGAAGACTGAGACGGTTTGCGACTTCAGGTGGCGTCGAGGGACGTTTATGATCAGTTTCTTGATCTGTCCCTTGCTAACCGCCTCGAGGTGCTCGCAGATGGCGTCAACGTGCCAGTTCCAAACTAGGCGTCGACCGGGTTCAATCAGCTTCCACGCCTGCCGCACGAAGTCCCGGAGCGAGCCGTCACATAACAGCCTGTCCAGTGCCGCTAGCTGTTCCTTGTTCAAGGAATGCAGCCAGGAGTCGATTTCTTCGGTCGTCTTCGGTAAGGAAAGGCCCGTAGTTGTTCCCATCAGCGTCTAAAACGGAAATCTTCTTTGCTGCATTCAGGCCAAGCAGCTCAGAGCGCATGTGGATGCACTTTAGGACGCCATCCATAAAACGAGGGTCCCCAGCCTGCTCTTCCTCCCGAATGCCATCCTCCACGCTTGAATCACGACCAGTCTTCGTCTTGCTGCTAGTGACTTTCCTGAGGCACTGAGAGCGTTCCCATGCCGCCCTGAACTCCAGCTCAGCATCGTCAATCTTTGCGACCTCAACCGCGCGTGCTTCGTCAAAGTCGCGGATGGAGGATTCAAGCCAACGCTGGCGAACTATCTTCAGGTCATAGGAGACTTGCTGCTGCGTTATGCCGAGCTCTTTCCCTATCTTCCATTGGGACATGCCACGCACATAGCGAGCAGCGACTTCCGCAAGTTGTTGTTCACGCCCATCATTTGTTTCAGTAACGTTCGCTGCCATAACAAACCATCAATAATCACAAACCAGTTTGGACGGGAGTTGTTCTAGATCTTCCTCGCCTGTTCCCACGATTCTGTTTTTCCAGGCAACTGTTGCCATACGCTTTCAGCATCTCCACCGCCGCCCTAATCCGTGCCAACTCCCGCGGCTCCAGAACTTCGAAGAAGTCACCTTTCAGCCGAGTCCATGCCCTTGACAGCAACTTGCCTTGGCTATTCTCAAGGACCGATACCCACTGCGTTTTCTGCGATGGCTCTAAGCGATAGATTTCAGCCTGACCGATAAGCTCCATCGTCACGACGTCATCCAGCTTTGCCATCACCGGATTGTCTGCGAACACAGTGAACCCAACGTCTTGACCGGCGTGAGTGAACCGACATTCGGCCAGGTTCACTATCCCGCCGCCTTCGCTGCCTTGCCCTCAGTCAAAGCCTTCTGGCGCATCACGAGCTCGCCGGACTTTTCAACCAGCTTCTCAACTACCCGCTCAGCAACTTGCCGCTGATGCTCCCAATAGCTGCGCTTGACCTCGATCGCCGCAATCATCCGGCCCAGCTCGCGACATTCAATTAATTCGTCTTGCGTCATTGGCTGAGACCAGATTTCTGTCAGGAACATTTACCCCAAGACTCCGAAGCCTTCACAGGATCTTGAGTGCTGATAGAGCGGCGTCCGCTCCTCCCCGACATGCTCAATGAAGAACGTCCTCGAGGCCTGGCTCACTCGGAACCTGGGAGCAAGTAAGGCTCGAGCGGCTGAGATGTCGACCGTCAGGCGAAACTTAGGCTTTCGTCGCTTGGTATCGATGAAGGCCGCTTGCTTCTCAAGGAGCGTCAAGGCCTGTTCTTCGTCGACCGCACGAAAGAATGCGCCAGCGGCATCGTAAACCGAATAAAGTTCCATGTTGTGATTTAGGGAAAAGGAGTCCTACAGAAGTGGTTTTCCGGGCAACTTACGGCTGCCAATCAAAGGTCAGCGTCCGGCAACGCCGAAGAGTGGGAGGTGTGTTCACTCTTGTGTCTGCGGCAATCTGTAGCACAAGATTATTAGGAAATCTATTATTTTATGCGTAGGCGAGAATTTCCCTTGGAATGTTTCACGGTCCTATTTCACCATCGATGCGATGATTTCAGCCTTGCTTCTGGGTGTAGGCCAAGGAGTTCCACGCTTTTCGACTTCCAAATGATGCTTCTTGCAAAGACGTTCCACGACTTTGAATTTTGAATAGTCTGGATGATGATTCTCCGCTGGTGACCCGCAATAGCACAATCCTTTTGGGATTACTCCGCGAGATTGATATGTTTTGGTTTTCGAGCGCACATTAGCCTTCTTTCTGGCCTCTGGCGAGAGGTGCCTGTAATCTCCGCGTCCGGCAGCTCGCAGGCGTTTGACCGCTGCCGCCTTGCAGAATTTGCACCACCTTTGGCCTGGCGCTTTCTCCCATGCACCGCAATTGGAGCAAAGCAGATCCCAGAGCAATCCGGTCGTAATCTTCATTTTTCGCATCTCCTTTTTACCTCATAACTATTTGATTATAAAGATAGTATGAAAATAGATGCAAGTCAATGCAATTTTCTTCTTGACAAGAGATTTCGTCTTGAATTAGAGTACTTTCCATTATGGTTAGCTATGACATCAACAAGCTGGAACGGGCGCGTAGGGTAAAGGGGTGGAGCAAGGCTCAGCTAGCAAGAGCTCTTGGCATCACACCGTCGGCAATTTCGTTCATCTGGAAAGGCCAGAGCAAGAATTCCCAGACCATGAAGCAAATCACAGACATTCTTGGCCTTCAGATCGAGGACGTTTTGATTGACGAATCCAAGGAGGCAAGTCATGTTCAGCTATGAGTGGATCGTCTTTGCTTGTTTCTTAGTTCCTTGCGGCATCGTCTTGTTGCGGCGATTCGCAGAGTAAATTTATGGATCCCATTCTCGACGGCAAAACAATCGATGGCTTCCCGGCGTATCGGGTGACTCCAGATGGGAATATCTGGAGCCTCTACGTGCGAGGCAGCCACCGCCTGGCAGACGAGTTCCGCCTGATGAAGTTCGGAGTACGCACAACGAACTACAAATCCAGACATCGGCGCGTGATTCTCATAGCTCCAAATGGCGACCGTCACTCAGAGAACGTCCATGTGCTGATACTGACGGCATTCCGAGGTCCCTGCCCAGAAGGCATGGAAGGCTGCCACAACAACGGGAACGGCACAGACAACCGCTTGGACAATCTTCGCTGGGATACGCGGACCAGCAATCAGCAAGACCGGCTCAAGCACGGCACCGCATGCGAAGGAGAGGATCACTACCTAACAAAGCTCACTGACGAAATTGTGGTCGAGATCCGGAAGGAGTACAGCGAAGGAGTCAGCCTTAGACGACTGGCACAGAAACACAACGTAGTTGAGGGAACCATTAGATTCATCGTTCAAAGAAAAACTTGGAAACATCTAA